TATTATGCGTTCTAGCAAAACTTCTATGCTTATGTGCATACCAAGTATTCTTATTTAACATCATCTTTCCTCCAGCTTGCCAAGTTTTGAATACCATCTCATGACTATCTTGATACAAAGGACCATAACCTGCTGTATCTAATTCAATTATTACTTTTTCCCACCAATCTCTTTTCATAAACCAACAACTACCTTGCATAGCCATTGTTTCATCAATCATTGTATCTTTTCTTTCATTTGTTCTACTTGTCCATCTCTGACCAGCGAATTTTTTACCGCCTTGAATAACTAATTTCTCATATTCTACTGGTGGCATATCCATTACTTCCCATTTTTTTGGGTCTAAGAAGTATCTTTTAGGAACTACAATCCAATTATCTTCCATATTATCAATAATTTCTTTATCAAAGCCCTTAGCAAACATACAATGTTCATCTGTTCTCATGAGATATTCACCTCTTGCAACAAATACTCCTGCATTAATTGCTCCCCTCATGCCTCTGTTAGCCCCTAAGTGAACTGTTCTAACTCTTAAATCATCTATCATAGGAATAGACGACCAATAGCCGTCTAGTATGGCAATGATTTCTAACTCATCTCCCAAGACAGAATTTTCTAAAATAGATTCAATTGTTTTATGAATCAACGGGTCTTTATATGAAGGAATTATGACTGATAGTTTAATCATTTATTTTTTAATATGTTAACTTTTAAAAATGCTCTCAATAAATTCTACAAGAATATTTAATTCTTAGCAGGATTATCATTGAGAGCATTTTCGTTTAATTATTTTGTCTTATAACCTTTTCGCCCAACCCTAGGACTCATAACTTTAGTTTCTACTACTGTTTTTGATGCCTCTGCCCTGCGAGCCTCTTTATCTTGTTGCCTTGGCGACTTGACCCATTCAGCTCTTTTTAGCTCAACGAGTTCAGTTGCTTTTTCTAGGTCTGTTTCGTATATAGAACCGACTTGTGCTTTCTTATATGATGTGATTAATTTTATTTTATATAACATTATTATATATACACAATTAATTCCTTTGTTAAGGACTTTGTCGCCCACCCTAGACGACTAAGGTGGACTCAAAAGCCTCAACTACTAGCTTACGCCTGTGTTGCTAATTTCAGTACCACATCTATTTGTTGTCAATTCTCCATCAACTCTTTCTTCAATTCTGATAGCCTTCATGTTGCGTTCCCATAGGTTATACCCAGCAACAGTAGCTTGGTCAGCCATACTGATTCTCATTGGATGTTTAATACCAATCCAATAATAACTCAAATCAACAAAGAATATCTTGTCTGAACCTAGGTCATTTTGTTCAAGAACTGGTCTTCGCTTTAAAGCTGGGAATCCAGGTTCATTGATAATGCCCTCTTCTAACAAGAGCGGTCTGTTATTACTATCTTTCATGTTGGCAATATTCTCAATCACCCTTGAATTCATAATCCAATAAGCTTTGTTTCTATAGGATTGTCCTAATCTGAAATAAGCGGACTGAATTTGGTCAAGAGTTAAAGCATTAGCAGCATTAATAGTTGTAAAGGTGTAAGCATCAATACCCGTAGGTTGAGCTGCTCCTGTTCCAACTGTAAACACTCTATCTTCTTCCTTAGTAACTGCTCTCGCTAATTCCTCACCAATGATACTAATGATATTGAATGGACTGTCTTCAATAAGTTCATCAGTTACAGGAATAATCGCAGCTAGTTTATAAGGAGTTAAAGACTGTTGACTGAACTCAATCGAAGAAGTTGCCTTCTGCGCTTGTTCTGCTGTCCAACTGACTTTAGGCTTACTTGCAAGACCACTGATATTCAACTGATTGGTTTTCATACCAGTCATGTCGATAATCTTAGCTCTTGGTTTGATAACTGCCTCATCTTCTTGCCAGTTAACGATTACGTTATAAAGCAAAGTTGGAACCAAATATCCACCTTCAGCATTAGTTGTTTCGTTAAGAGGTTCCCATTTTGTGAAATATTCCATCATGCCTGATTTATCACCCCTGAAGAATGATTTAAACCAACCACTTAAACCTTCTACTTCACTTCTCATCAAAGAAATGTCAGTTCCTTTGCGAGTTCTGAAAAGCTTTTCTTTTCTGTCGATTACTTTAACTTCGTTTACTTTTTCGACTTCGACTTTCTTGGCAACGTCTTTTTTGCTGACCTTACTGTATTCTGCCATTTTAGAGGCAATACTCTCAGCAATTTTTTCGATGTCAGTGTCGACTGTCTTTTCTTCTTCTACTTCCTCTTCCTCTTCTTTGACTTTCTTGGCTACTTCTTCTTTAATGTAATGTTTTTTCCCATTAATTAATATAAATTTTTTATTCATTTTTGTTTGTTTTTTCCTTTTCCAATTTAATAGCATATTCTATGCCCCTATCAATAATCCTTAATGCCTTTAAGACTTGGTTGCCTCTTTGAGGAAAGGCTTTCGCCTTTTTAACTTTGTCTTTGTCAACATCTAAAGATTGTTCCTTTCCGACCTTTAATATCTTTTTGCCCGCAACGGGTTCAGTTTTCTTGAGCAACCCCTCTAAGGCTTTAATAGTTTCTTTTAATGAAGATATTGTATTAATAATTAATATCTTCTTTGTCTCTGTAACATCACCGATAACTTCTTCTATCTTAGACGGCTCTGTTTTCGTAAGGTCAGGAAGTTCTTTAACTTCTTCTTTCTTTTCAGCTTCAGCTTTTTCTTCTTTAACTTCTTTTTTAACCTCTTTTTTTACTTTTACTTCTTTTTCTTCTTTAACTTCTATTTTTTTCTCTTCTTTTACTTCAACTTCCTTTTCTTCTTTAACTTCTTTAACTTCTTCTTTGACTTCTTCTTTCTTAATTTTCTTTTTCTTAAGAATTTTCTTTTTAGTTTTTTTAACTTCTTTTTCTACTACTTTATTCTCACTCTTATCAGCTTCTTCATCTAATTCTTCAATTGCTTTCTGGAATGATTTATATTCTCTTGATACTAATGCCTCTGCATTTGCAGGAACATTAACAACAGATATTTCTAACAATTCATTTTTAATAAAGACATCACCATCTCTTTCTTTTGGAATAAATCCAACAGAGAAAGTATTTAAGAATCCACCTTTCATTAATTTGGCTACTTTATCAGCAAACTCATTCTCTCTAGTTGCAAATACTGCATCAAAGATGAGACCTTCTTTTGTTGCTTTAATTGCAGTTGCCTTACCAATTGGTAATGCACGATGGTCGTGCCCCCATAAAATAACAGGGTTTTTCTTAAAATGCTTCATATCCCAACCATCCCACGCTAATGATTCTCCATCTCTATCGGCAGAATCTGTCGAGGCAATAGCTGCTGTAAAGCTTTCATCGCCTACTTCTTTGACGTAAGCTTTTATAAAATTCTTTTTCATAGTTTTTGACTATATAAACAAATAACGAGCAATTCCCACAAATGGAAACCTGCTCGTCATGTAGTCAAGTTTATTCTTGTGTTTAGTTTCACTTAAAACTAAAGCAAATAATATTTTATTTTGTTACCATTTTACTCTACAATTATTATATTGTCAAGAGTATATGATGTTTTCTATCTCTTTATCTTACTTTTTAAAGAAGGTTAATAAGAGATAAGCATATAATATCACGAAAATTGATATAAATATGATTAGAAAGTCTTTAACGAAAGTTGATATATATGCACCTAAAATGATTCCTGTAATTAGACATACTGTTTTAAGAAGTGCTATGTCTATAATCCTCATTTTTTTAATCTGTTTTCTAAAATATTTGAACATGTTTTATTTTTTTACAATTTTTTTCTTTTTAATCTTCTTAATAGTTTTCATAGCAGGTCTTTTAACTGCTTTCTTTTTTAATATTGGGAGAACAGTACATCGACAAAGAGGGTGCGCTGGAGGTTCTCCACCAGTATCAAAGCTTTTATCTAATGCAACTACTTCGCCATGCAAAGGTGAACATATGTCACATACCCTTTCGTCTAATGCTGTTAACCATTCTTTTGAAGCAACTACATTAGACTGTTTATATGCTTCAACTATTGCAAAATTTGTACTTCTTGCAACTTCTGTTCTAGCAATTACTAAAGAGCGTTGCTTTATGGCATCTACAAATACGCCATCAACTCTTTTCCTTATTTGATTTATAGACTCACTTTGTTCTATTCCTTCAGCAATTTGTTTGTTTATTCTTTCTTTTGTCGTTACATTAACTGACTTACAAAATGCCAATCCATCTGTTTTCGTATATTTAACTGTTCTTGCATTAACATCAATAAACCCATTCATTCCAAGCATATCAAAGGCATCGTCACCATGTTCTTTTATAAGCTCTTGAACAAATGGTTCAAATTCTTTTATGAATACCTTTGCTTGTACAGTGGCATTAAAATTATAATCAATTGGGCGTGTTCTTCCTTTAATCGTTGGGAGAATATCTTCTCTTTGTTGGTCAAACAATCCTTGAAGCATTATTTTCATCTTAGCTTCATTTGCATTAGTCTTTTTAATTAATGCTTGCCAATGCAATTGTTTGTCTGCTTCTTTTATTCCTGATGGCGTTAACTTTTCTTCTTCTTTAACTTTCATTTTACTTAATACCTTAAATACGTCTATATCTTTTTCTCTCATCGCACCACCATTTTTAACTTTTTTATGTTTCTTTAATTCTTTTGTAATAATATCTTTCATTACCTTTTCTTTCGTTCTTCTTTTTCTAGAAAGCTGTCTAGTTGGAGCTTTTACTTCTTCAACTATTCCTATTGGTTGTAAGTTTGCTGGCAAGTATAAAGTATTGCCATCTTTTACTACAGGTAAGCCTTCTCTTGTTCTAACTTCATTAACAGACATTATTCCATTATTGATTGCTACTTTATAGAAATTTGCCTTGCTCTCTGCATCTTCAATTGTTGGGTCAGCAAAATCAAGTGACAATGTTCCTGCTTCATCATATTCAGGAATTAAAAACTCATTAAGAGTTGAGACAAATTTCTTCATCTTTGGTCTTATTGTTTCATTTATAAATACTGCCTTAGCTGTGTCGGCAACTGCTCTATTAGAATTCTCTGGAATAACTAATCCAATTGGTACGCCAAAAATTGTGAATATTTCATCTCTGCTATATTTCCTTTGGTCTAAGAAGTCCATATCTTTCTGGCTTATTCCTAGTGGAGAACTAACTTTAGCCCCTCCTTCTAATATAGTCATCTTGTGTGCATTAGCAGTTCCTCTATGAGCTTCTCCCCATTGACTATGAATTCTATCATATTGTTCTTGAGACAATGTTCCTTCCATCTCAATAACAACATCTGGTCTAGCTTCATTACTGAAAAATCTCCAATTCCATTTTGCTGCTTGTTTATCAGTAGCAATTGAAAGTTCTGCTGCTTTTAATGGGGATAACCCTCTATAAGGATTTGTTGGGTTAGTGTATTTAAAATGTATTATATCATTTGCTTCAAATGGAACTTTTCTATTAGTTCCTGGAACACTGTAAACATAACCATCTACGAATCGTTCTTTTCCAGGAACAACTTCCATTAGATTGGGTTGAAGCCAAGGATAAATTGAAACTATTTCGCCTCTATTGTTTCTTTGCTTCCACCAAAAACATTCTCCAGCCGTATCCATATAAATAGAATATAGCTCTATTAAATCATAAAAAGTCATTACATCATTCGCTTTATCTAGCAAATCTAATACCTCATGTTCTATTATTTCTTCAGTCGTATCGCCTTTTTGCTCATATAACATTAAATCTATATTTGCTAAATTACTCGAAATCCTTGAAACACAAAAATATACCCATGAATATGAGTATGCCTCTATAAGAGCTTGCGTTCCCATTGAAGCTGGTTCGCTTCTGCCATAAGCGTCTTTTATAAAAAAAGATGAATCTATAGCTGTAACATCTTCTTTTATCTTAATAGGCGTATTATTTACTCCTATTATTCTTTGTATTAGTGATTGAAATTTATTAGGCATTTATAAAAAATAAGACAAGTAACCTAAAACATTAGGATTCACTCGTCTTGTAGTTGAATCTGTATTTTACATTACTAATTTTACTCCTAATCTTTGTCATTGTCAAGAGGAAAACATCTTACTCCATTGTCTATATCAAACCTAATAGACTTTAAGGTTTGTTCGACTTTTTGTGGTTGTCCTTCTTTAATGTAAAGAGTGAACGCCCCAAACCCTAAACGTCTAGTAAATTCTAATAACTTATACTCTCTATCTGTTACTTTAGTTGTAACAAATGTTAAGTTTACGTCTTTTGGCATATTTTATTTATTATTTCCTTAAACTGTTCAACTGACAATTTAACATCATACTTTTCTTTAATCATTTTAAGCTTTTTTTCTGCTTCTTCTTCTCTTGCCTTTGCACTCATTAGTCCTTTTAATTCATCTAAGTTACTCGCAACAGGTATTCCTAATGACCAAGAGATTAAAGATTTATTATTAGTCTTATACATATGAGAACGCTTCTGTAAATTTGGAATTGGAGGATTTAATACCATATCACAACTGAGCAAATCATCTGTTATTGATTGCCAATCAAACTTTCTCCACTCTAATCCTATGTCATATCTAGTTGTGTTCTCAAACCTCTGATTAGATATAACTAATAAGTCTAACTTAAGTTCATCCAAGTATTTTATTATGTAAGGCAAAACTGCTTCTGCATTGTGATAATATCCAAACCAACAAACCTTCTTTGCTATCCCTTTGTGTTCTTTTTTGGCATTCATTATGTCTAAATTTATTCTATCAGGAATACAATACACTGGTTTGTCTACTATCTTCTCAACAAAATCTGCTAATCCCTGAGATGAACAAGTAAAAGCATCTATAAGTGGTTCCATTTGTTTTAATAACAAATCACCACTAAGCCAGTCAGGGTCACATAAATCTAAAATCTTAATACCATCATAAGCTTCAAGATATTTTTTCCAATATACTTTTTGAAAAATAATTGCATCGTATTTTTTTGCTTCCTGAAATATCTCTGCTTCATCCCAAATGTCTACAAGCCACTCTCCTCTTATTACAGATGAGCCGATAGTTCCTTGTCGTCTTCCATGATATTTTTGAAATGGGAATATTCCTATTTTCATATTTTTAATTCTTTATGAATGAAGTTAAGCCAATCCTCTCGATATCGTTTATAGTTAAATACTCTTTTTGCAGTCTCTTTTCCTCTCTTTCCTATCTCTATACAATCTTTATAATGATTTTCCATTAAGTCAACAAGAGTACTTGCGATTACATCAACATTATTAGGAACAATAATCATATCTTCACCTGGAGTTATAAATCGGTCTATATCATGAGCACCTTCTACTTGAACTATACAACTTCCAGAAAGCATCGCTTCTGTTCTTGCCCTATTCATTGGAGTTCTAAAAGAAGTATCAAGATAAATTAAACTACTGCCTAAATATTTTCTGTAATCATCAAAGCTATGACCAGTATCTACATTTACCTTAGCCCACCATAATTTATAACCATACTTTTCTCCAAGAACATGAGACACTTCATTCATTGCTTCTCTATTATAATATTCATCACAACCTCCAGGAGATAAAGCAGTGAACACTCTTGGTTCTTTTGGCATATCAAACCAATCATCAGGATTCATTCCATGCCAGATTGGAGTACCCCATCCCCATTCTCTTTCTGAAGCTGCTTCATGAGAATTAGTAACAGTCGGCATATCTCTTACCATTTCTTTAATAGTATTTTTTACCATTCTTTCTGCATCTGCAAATGTCATTTCTCCATTATCTAGCTTACAATATTCAGGATAAACTGGCGAACCATGATTGATTACCATTTTAGGAATATCTTGTACTGTTTTATCAAGCTCTTTAAAGATTTTAGTTTTACCTAAGTCAGGATTAACAATTTGCTGGTCAACATCTAATATTGCAAAATCATATTTGCCTTCTTCATAATAAGGAACCATTTGAGCATTCTCTGGTAATGGTCTTGCAGTTGTATGCCAAATTTTATTACTATTATGTACTAAGTAAAACTCACAATCATCTTTCAACGCATTAAATAAGTCGTGAAAGTGCATCGTCTTCAAGTATGCCAAGGAGTTGTGAATACGCGATATTTTTTCTTTCCATTTTTTTTGTCCTTGGACATCATTGGGCACCACCTCCTTTAGTTTTAGCGTTTGTGTTTTTCATAACTTTAAAATAA